AGTTGGTGGTCTGGCGCGATACCACCCCCGAATGTTGCCATGCGCATCGCGATAGCCGACCGCTGCTGCTACTGACTCCTCACCCGTGCGTCTCAGCAGCACAACCCTGATCCCGGTGTTGCCAAGTTCTTCTATCGACTTCACGGGCTGCACTACGCCAAGGCTTCGTTGCTCACGTCCAAATCTGGGAAATCCTCGGGCTTCGCCGGCGGCCCGCCCGCGAACGCATCGCCATCACGCACGAACTGCACCCCCATCAAAGTCGCATTCACGCGCCGGCCGTGCTTGGCTTTCTCGCCCTTACCGTCCTGCACCCACACATCGAGCACGGCATTGACGAAGCAGCCGCCATACGGGCGCCCCGATGCTTGCGTGAGTGGCGTCTTGTCACGATCCAAGATGCTCGGCTTCGTGCCGTTTCTGGCGGTCACGAAGTACATGCCGCCGTAGGCCTCATACTTGTCCGCTTTCAAATCGCCATTATGCAAACAGACGCGATCGGCGCCACGCAGCGCCGCGCCCATTGCCTTGGCCTTGTCACCCCAGTGCTCGAGGATGACGGCATCGATCACGTCATTCAACTCATCGACTTGCGGGTCATCCGGTTCCATCAAAAAGTTTGCCGCGTAGGTGGGTTTGCCCGGCTGCCCGGCGTCATTCATCTGCGCCTTGGGCACAAACAGATCGGGGAACGACAAGCGCTTGTCCAACAAAATAAATTTCATGCTAAATCCTCGTGTTCTAGGTTTTTGAAATCCGATTCCTTGACGGGCGACCACGGCGGCCTCGAATCCTCGGCAGGGGCAACGGAGGGTTTGCCGTCGGATTGTTTGGTCAACGTCGTGAGCTCTTTCCACACAGCAGAATCCTTGGCTATTTTTTCAATTTGCGTGGGCGACAGCAGTGCAGGTTTGGTATGCGTCAGTTCCGCCTTGAAACCACCCAGCGCAAGAATCCCCGCCGCCTGTTCGGGATCAGTCCACGCACGCGGACCCTTGCGCCCCATGACCAGCTTGAACCCCGGCACTTCGGTGTTCTCGAACAGCAGCGCTTCGACCTTGGCGCGCACGGCCAAGCACCAATCCTCGATCAGCCCGACTTTGGCCATTGCGCGGGCGAGTCTTTCGGGCAAGTCCGCCGGGGCGCCAATCGTCGCCACGGGATCAACCGGCAACGCAGCCGGATCATCCATAGCGTCAAAGTCGGCCAATACTTCCGCCGCGACACTCTGAGCCAGCGCCGGACAACGGTGTTTAACCTTGCAGAATCGGCACTGTTTCTCACCGGGCACCAGGTGGGACAGAGCCGTGACGTCACCGCGCAGCGACAGCGACAAGGCCGCGGCTTCCGTGACCTTGGCGCCAAATACGTAGAGTTCATCACTGCTCACCTCGATAAACGAGAGCGTGTCCGACACCTTGGGCTGGAAAATGCCTAGATTGATGCGCCGAAAGTCGTGGAGCAATTGATACTTGAGCACGGCAGCCAAGCCGTAGAGTTTGATTTGCGCCGTATTAGGATCGACCGGTACAAAGCCGAACTTGGCATCGATCACGTCCATGTCGACGTAATCGGAGAACTCCGCAACGATGATGCAATCGGCTGTGCCTTGTGCACCGCGCTCACCCGTGATACCGGAAATGTCGAGCTTTTGTTCAACCGCCAAATGCAAGTGCTTCACGCCGGCTTCCCGGTACGCCTGCATGCGCTCATTCACGGCGCCGATGTAGGCCAGCACTTCCGGTTCATCCTCGAGCTCATCGGGTTTTATCAACCGTGGATTGAACAACACCCGAGCGGCGAGCTCGTGCTTACGCGACCCTTCCGCCGCGGCCTCCGAAGTAGACTCCGGTTCCTGCTCCTCGAGCGCAGGCTTGCCGGCGCAAATCAACCAATTGTCGGCATCGCTCGGCGGCAAGAATGCGTGTTTGTCCGCCATCTAGGCGAGCATCGATGCGGAATTGCCCAACTGTTTGGTGACCGCCGCATAGGCAGCGTCGTATTGATCCTCGCGCAACGCCTTGGCCGATGTGACGCCAAACGGCTTTAGCACCTCAAGGCCGACTTTGTGCCCTTGCACTTCGGCCAGTTTCAGTACCGCTTCGCGCAGCACGTCATACTTGATGCCCGATACTGCGGGTGCAGCGGATTTCTGTGGTGGGGCAGTAGCGCCACTCCCCGTCACATCCAACGTCGGATCCGCTTTCGGCGTGGTGCTCAAGGTCGGTCGGCCGCGCGGGCGCGGTGTTGCCGCTGCTGCTTCCGGTTGTGCGGCCGGCGGCCCTTTTCCCAATTGGCCGGACAAAATATCGGTGTGTTTTTCAATGGCTTGAGCAAGACGGTTGACCGCATCTTCGAGTGACATAGGCGCTCCGGTTTGTAATTAATTCCTGTCGGGGGTAGCATCCTGCTCCCCGGGTATCGAATAAGTCAAGGAAAAATTAATGCTCACCAAGGCCGATCGCCAGCAACAATACAAAGCCCTTGAACGGGTTCGGGAAATTCGCATCGAGAACATTCGCAAGCTGCGCGATCGGTACGGTTCCTGGGCGGCATTGTCGCGTGCGCTCGGATTGCACTTGGCGTATCTGACGCACATCGCCGGGCCCAATCCACGCAAAGCCATAGGGGAAGAATTCGCGCGCAATGTGGAAGTGACCTTGAAACTTCCGACCCATTGGCTCGATAACGTGCACAAGTAGGGCCGCGCCGTGCCGCGCTTTGGCGCCTCCGGTGCCGAATGGTTCTGCTTCGCCTATGAGCTCGGGCTTATGTCCGATATCTTGCCGGTACTGTCAAATCCGCAGGCGATCATCTCACCGGATTCGGAATTGACAAAACTCGGCAAGGTGCCGTCGCGGTACAACGCGAAGCGCCAGGCCGTGGGGATTAAAAAATGGACGTCGCACCAGTCGACGACCGCGGAAATCGATCTTTGGAGCAAGGAGCAAGACTATGGCCTCTGTGTGCAGACTCGCCGGGTGCGAGCGCTTGACCTCGACCTCGAGGATGCGGCTGAAATCGGTGCCGTTCTGTCCGTTGTGCGAAATGCGGGTCATGCTCTCCCTTGTCGATATCGCAGTGCAAGTTTTCGCCGCCTCCTCGCATTTAGACTCGATAGTGGCGCTTTTGCCAAACGAACAATTAAGCGTGACTCGGGAATCATTGAATTTTTGGCTGACGGGCAGCAATTCGTCGCCGCTGGCGCGCACCCCGACGGTGGGCACTACCAATGGGAAGGTGGTCTACCCGGAAGCATTCCAACACTGACGGTGGAGGAGTTCGAGGATTTGTGGAAAACGCTGGGCGGGTCGGCCGCAAAGCACATCGCCCAGCGCCACCCCGCGGGGGAGTCAGCGGATCCGCGGAGCGAAGCCGATCCTACACTCGATCACTTATCGATGCGAGGCTGGATCTTAGGCGCCGGGCCCGATGACGCCTTTTACATCACCTGCCCGTGGAAAGATGACCACACCGGCGATTCCGGGCCCACGGAGACGGTCTACTGGCCCCGGGGGAGCGGCGGGTACGCTCAAGGCCATTTCAAATGCCTGCACGCGCACTGCGATGCGCGCAGTGATGATGACTTCTTACGCGCCGTGGGCTTAGGCGTCGAGACTCAATTTCCTGATCTTACCGACACTGCCGAGGAGGTGACTGAACATGCCGGGACTCCATCCGATCGATCGGTAAGCGCGCCGGGTAGCCGTGGAAATGGTTCCGCGGCTACCGTCGGCTTGGTCGGCCCGGGGGTTTTGACCACACTCGGACTCGCACGGACCCAAGCCGGCTACCGGCCGTCCTTCGGCAACTTGGCGCGGGCCTTGCGCATCGAGAATTTCTGGCGCCGCCTCGCCTGGGATGAATTCAGAGGCGAGCTCGTGTCGTGCGACTGGCGCGATGCGGTGGGCGAGGAGCACTGGGAGACGGTGACGCACAATCTGGCTCTGGAAGCGCGCGAACGCCTCGAGCGGGCCGGGTTCGCCGCGATCGGCGCTGATGTGTTCCGTGACGCCTTGCAGCGGGTCGGCTGGCTCGGGCGCTTCGATTCGGCGCAATTGTGGTTGGAGGCGCAGCGCTGGGACGGAGTACGGCGGGTCGACTCGATGTTGCAAACTTACTGGGGAGCCGCCGAGGGGGATTATTCGGCATCGCTTGGCCGGTTTCTCATGAGCGCCTTGGCCGGGCGCGTGCTGCAACCGGGTGTGCAGTGCGACATGGTGGTCATTTTCGTCGGTGCGCAAGGTTTGGGCAAGACGCGCGGCTGCGAGGCACTGTGCCCTTTTCCCGGCGGGTACGTGACGTTGGACTTGAGTGTCAGAGATGCGGACCTCGCGCGCCGTATGCAGGGCAAGTGCCTGGGCGAGTTTGCGGATTTGAGGGGGCTGCACACCCGCGATATCAACGCCATCAAATCGTTTGTGAGCGAACGCGAGGACACTTGGACGCCGAAGTACCAGGAAAAGGCGATCAGCTCGCCTAGGCGCTGTGTGTTCGTTGGAACGGCCAACCATGACGACTTTCTGGATGACGAAACCGGAGAGCGGCGCTGGCTGCCGGTGCGCGTAACGCGGGTCGAGAGGGAAGCCTTGACGCAGGATCGCGCGCAGCTGTGGGCCGAGGGTGCAGCGCTCTTTTTGAGCGAGGGTGTGGCCTGGGCCCAAGCAGAGCGTTTGGCGCAATTTGAACACTCGGAATTCAAGGCTTCCGACGTGTGGCTAACGGATGCTGCCCAGTTGATCCGGGTGGCACCTATTGGGCAGCATTGGAGCACCCGGGACATGGCGGTTGCACTGGGACTCGACATACGAACCTTATCGCGAGCACAAGAAATGCGCATTGCGCACGTGTTGTCTAACCTGTGCCTAACTAAAACCCGACCTCAGAAAAATGGACTTAGGCAGTATATTTGGACTAAGGTCAATGACTTGCCTGACTCTGACTAACCTGCCTAACCTTTATATATATAAACGACAGAAGTAGAGTATAGGGTATAGGGCATACTGTATTAACATACAGTAAATACGTATAGGGGGATACATAGGGGGTAAATGGTTGGGCAGGTTGGGCAAATGTGCCTCCGCGCTCCGGTATTTTCGTTAGCGTGAATGTCGCATTTAGAATTGTTCAAAGACTCGAATTTTTGAACTTATCGCCGCCTTTTGAGCAGCCCGACCAAGACTCGAATTTGAACTTATCTTATCGCCGCCTTTTGAGGCGCACCACGTTCGGGTGCTGCTCATGGAATTTTTGATCGGCCCTCTTCTCGAGCCAGCGCTGGGCGATCTCGCGCTGGCGCGCGAGCCGTTCTGTCAGGTAGGCGCGCCCGACTGGCTTGTATGCATCCAGTCGGGCGCGGTGTTTACCCATCCACGCCTCACGCCAGCGTTCAAGGCAGGCGTTTAAGTCAAAGGGGATCTGGCGTATGCGCATCGATGATCGCCGCCCAGGCGGCCTCGAAAGTCGAAAAGGCGAGGGTAGGCACCCCGTTGCAAAAGATCGTCCAGTAGCCTTTGTGTTTGCGTAGCATCATTCGGATAAAGCCTGTACTAGACGGTCGAGCTCTGGGCAGGTGAGCTCAGCGTAAGCCTGGTTACCGATGAAGGATTGAAACCAGGTGTGGAAGTCGCGTGTGACACTTTTGAGATGGTCAAGACTCGATTCTGCCGTGTCGGCGCGTTCTACCTCGGATGTGAGTTCGTCACCAATTTCAGTGATTGTCTTGCATAGCACTTCAAAGCGATTTTTTGTAGCCATAATTTTTCTCCGGTCAAAAGAAAAGAGGAATGCTGGTTGATTCGTTCATCAGACTAACCCCCGTTCAGCAAGTGACACGACCGAGGTTCCCGCAACAATCAAGTGATCGATTAGCCGAATGTCTAGCAGTGCAAGCGAATCCTTGAGGCGCGTTGTAATTAATTCGTCGGCGCTACTCGGCTCCGCGCTACCGCTCGGATGGTTGTGAAACAGGATCACTGCCGCTGCACGGGGATAGACGCTGGCGCCATCGATGGTGCCTTGCGCAGTGATGGCGACGTCGATCACACGATGGCGCTTGTCTAGGTACACAATGCCGAATTGCTCATGGTCGAGGCCGGCTTGCGCCGTGATAAATTCGCGGGCTGCTTTTGGCGAACTGAGTAAGGGGCGCGTCTTGGCTGCCTTGTCGAAAATGTAGGCGCTTGCTGCTTCGCAGACTTCCGACTGAGTGGCGCTTCGATAGCGACCACCACATTTAATAAAAAAGGATTTCATGAATTTTCTCCGGTCAAAAGAAAATGCCAGGGCCACGGGCACCCTGGCAAAGAGAGGCTTAGGATCAGGCTGCGAGTTTCAGCACCTTGCCCGCTTCGCGCTCTAGTTTCACGCGGTCGTCAGTGTGTTGGATTTCCCGAGCGTAAGCAGTGATACCCGTTGACACATCCCACAAGGTTTCAATCGGCCGCTGTTCGTCGGCCATGTGCGCGGCCTTGATGGCGGAAGTCTGCGATTTGGTGAACCGTGCATTCAAAAAGGCGTCAACGTTCTCAACCTTCTTTAGCTGTGCAGCCTGCAATGCCTCAGTGATACCTACAGCCGAGGATTGCGAGATGGCGCGAATGGCGGGTGCTGCTTCCTCGATCCAGCGATCAGGCGCACCCGCCGTGTGGCGGATTTTGATTTCCTGATATTCCTCGGCACCCCAGATGATGTGATTGCCGCACATGAAGTCGAAAAGGAAGGTACCGAGGCCGAACGTGGTTGAGCCAACCTCGGAGTTCCACGCGAAGAAACCGCGTGCAAGGCTGCCCGTCTTGCCATTGCGGCGATTCGGCAATTCGATGCGGTTTGTTTCATCGGCCAAAAATACCCACATGTCCCGATCGCTGGCATAAAGCGTAGTGTTCTGTTTGGTGATCGGATTGCCTTGAACACCGAACTCGCCCGGTATGCGGTAGGTGCCTGAGACCCCATCGCCGAACTGACGCACCAGAGCTTGCGTGATGGTCGAGTTCCAGATACGACCGTAGTTAGGGCCGGTCACGGCGCGCGCTGTCGCGGGCTGATTCGAGCCGTTATCGCGCGTGAGCAACACGCCACATTCTTCGACGTCACGCGCGTGGTGCAATCCGTAGTTGATGCAATCGGCGGCAAGGGGTGAGGGTATGTTGCGAAGGTAGCCCGCCGGAGCTCCGGCACGTGCTGCCAGCTGGCCGAATGACCAATTGGTGACGTTGACCGGCGCACCGTTCGGGCCCGTGAGCATCAAGGCTTCGTTGTCGCCGTCGACGGGCGATGCGCTCAGCGCACGCGAGGATACAACCTTGCCGATTGATAGGGCACGTTGCGCTGCGCAGTGATCGTTCAAGGCAATGAGAGACAGAAATCGCTGATCGTCTGGGCGAGTCGACCACTGGTGATTGGCTTGCATGAGTTCCATTGAATTCTCCTAGTCAGTCCGGGCTTCGCGCCGGTAGCGCCGTGCAGAAGTCCTGCACCCGGTCACTATATACCTATGGGTATCTGTCAAGCGTTTATTTGCGTGACATTTCAGCATCTAAAACTCGATTTGCATGAGCCGCATTCATTGATAGGTAAAAGTTATCAATGCTGATAGGTTTGGCTTATGAAGGTGACGGGGCTCGGCTCCGGTCTCTGTTTCCTTGCGACCCCTTGCGGGTGAAGCACGGCGCGCACCCGTCGACGTTCCACGTGGAACCATTGCGCCGCAACATGTCCACCTGGTGGTCATTTGCAGCGCACAAAATGGCCATGTGGACCCTCGAAAACCGCATTATTGGCCTAAGTCATTGATTTATAAGCGATGCGCATTTAACATAATGGTTATTATGCGTATCCGCAGTGCAGCATGGGCTCGAAATGTAAGGAATTCCTTGGGCCCAGCGTTGCAGCAACGGTGACCCCCACAGTTCCCACCACAAAAATTTTTTCCAATTTTATCAATTACTTGTACACGCATATTGCTAACATGCGCAGTAGCATGCAGACTTCGTGCGATGCCTGATGTACCCTTGGAACCGCTGTCTAGTCCGCGCAATTCGCGTCGGGTTTTGCAGATTAAACATGTGGACCTCCCCGTCCCAGTTCGCCTGAATTCGGGGGTGGTCCGCGATGAGTTGTTTCAGCTATTTGCCGGCATGAAGGTGCGTCAGTGCGTCGAGTTGAACCGCAAAAAGCGCAGCGTCGAGTTGTATGTTTATGCTTTCCGCAAGCAGTACGGCCGTGAGCGCAATTTCACCGTCCGCGCGCTCGCGACCGGCGCCTCCCGCGTCTGGCGCACGGCATGATTGACCCTTCCGGTTTTGCGCATGCGCTTGCCCGGGAACTGTTCGGCGGCCCGGAGCCGAGTTTTGATGACATTCGTCGCGCCGCGCGCCGGCGATTGCTCAATGCCGAGTGCGACGCTCCGGCAGCGCTGCGCCTGGCCGTGAATGCGATGACCCCCAATAATCCCGACACGAAAGAGGAATTGACCATGCCCACAGCAAACGACACTTTGCAAAACACCCAAGCCGGATTTATGCCCGGCGCAGCGGCCGTGATTATCAAACCGACAGTCGGGCGCGTTGTATGGGTGTTCCGCCGCGAATCGAACGATGTGAAGCAGCCGGAGGCGGCGCTCGTGACCTACGTGCACGATGATCGGTATATCAACGTTGCGGGGTTCAATTCAAACGGCGAGGCCTTTCAGGCAACGAGTTTGTGGTTAGTGCAGGCCGGTGAAGCCAAACCGGATCACAACTTTGCGTGTTGGATGCCCTACCAGCAAGGCCAGGCGGCAAAAACCGAAGCAGCGGAAAAGCACGCCGCGCTTCACGACAATGTGAAAAAACTTGCTGAGCAGCAGCGCAAATGACCGATCATTATTTTGGCAGCGCCATCAACCAATTCGAGAACGGCTGCCAGTTGGATCTAGCGGCCAAGTTTGCTTTGGACCTGATCAAGACACCCTATTTTGCCGATGGCCTCGACGCCGGTGAAGCTGCCGTGCGCGCATTCGACATGGCCGAAGCGATGATTGCCGAGGGTCGAAAGCGCGGCTGCATCATCGCCTTGCCGGACGATGATCAGTTGAACGCGCCCATGCGCCGGCACATCCGGCGCACGGCACGCGCCAACATCGTCGGGCAGATCGTGCAGAATGAAATCGCCCCGGAGGAAATGCCGAAGGTCGCGGGCCCGGGGGCGTTCAACGGTCAAATGCCGATTCCGCCGCGGCGTTCATGAATCTGCCGGTGTGGTGGTTCGCGATGTTGTTCCTGTGTGCCGGGATCGGCGGCGCGGCGATCGGGTTTTTCTGTGGCTGCTGGGCCGCCTGGGCGGACATGGAAGATAAAATGCATCGCAAGGAGGACGGCGAGTGAATCGGCGCAGCGTCAAATCCTCGAATGTCGCGGGGGTCGGTTGGGCGGCGGACGAAGCGAACCCGGCAGAGGGCACGCTCGAGGTGGAATTTATTTCCGGTCACGTCTACCAGTACAAAGGCGTGCCGCAGCAGGTGTATCAAAATTTGCTCGGTGCATCGTCGGTCGGGCGCACCATGAACACGGATATCATCGGCCGCTATGACGAACAAAGAATTAGCTAGAGGCGTCGCACGCGCGATTACGCCGCCGCCGAAAGGTCAGTCCGCGCAAGCCCGGCTCTACGCCTGTCCCTTTTGTGGCTCGACCACCTTGCGCGCAGTGAAAGCATTGCTCGATTCCGGTGATGAGGGCAATTTCAATATCGAATGTCAGGTGTGCTGTGCGGCCGGCCCGCCGGCAGGTGACCTCGAGGAGGCAGGCAAGCGCTGGAACTTGCGGCTGTGATCGACGTCGGTGAAACGGCGGGCTTCGATGCGGCGCGATTCGAGCACTTTTGCTCGAAGCTGATCATCGACTCCAAAGAGCTCGGGCGCATTCCCTTGACCTTCATGGGCAGCCAGCGCTATGCGATCGAGCAGATATCGCAGGGCTTGAACTCAGGCATTCACGAGTTCGTGATCTTGAAAGGCCGGCAGATGGGCATCTCGACCGTGATGCTCGCGCTCGATATGTACTGGCTCTTTAAAAACCCCGGGCTGCAAGGTGCCGTGGTCACCGACAATGATGAGAACCGCGAACTCTTTCGTTCGCTCCTCTCCGGTTACATTGAATCGTTGCCCTTGTCCTCCAAGCCGCCGATCGAGCGCCACAACCGCGCGCAAATCGTGTTCGAGAACCGTTCGCGCCTGATGTACATGGTGGCCGGCGAGAAGAAAAAAGGCGGCCTAGGTCGCGCCAAGGGCGTCAACATGTTGCACGCGACGGAGTGTTCGAGTTGGGGCGATGAGGAGGGCTTCGCTTCCTTGATGAATTCGCTCGCACAAAAGAATCCCAAGCGTCTTTACGTTTTCGAGTCGACGGCGCGCGGCTACAATATGTTTTACCAGACTTGGGAAGTCGCGAAGAAATCCGAGACGCAGTGCGCGATATTCATTGGCTGGTGGCGCAATGAACTCTACGCCTGGCCAGAGGACTCGGTTCAATTCAAGGCGTACTGGGACGGTACTCCAACCTCCGATGAGCGGGTGTGGCTTGGCGAAATCTTTGGCCGATATGGGGTCGAAGTAACGCCGCAGCAGCTCGCGTGGTGGCGTTGGTACGTTACCGAGAAAATGAAGGGCGATGAAATGATGGCGCTGCAAGAGATGCCCCCCACCGAGGAGTACGCCTTTCAGCTGTCGGGCTCGAAGTTCTTCTCCGCGGAACGCGTAAACCAGCATTATCAATACGCCTTGAAGCAGCCGTGCCTGTACTTTCGCTATCAGTTTGGAATGAATTTCGAGGACACGCAATTCTTGGAGGCGACCGAAGAAACGGCGCAGGTGACGATTTGGGAAACCCCGGTTAAAGCCGAGAAGCAGGGCGAGGTGTCCGGCGTCTATACCTTGGGCGCGGATCCCGCGTACGGCTCCTCGGAGTGGGCGGACAATTTCGTGGCGTGCGTCTGCCGTTGCTACTCTGACAAGATTGTGCAGGTTGCGGAGCTCGCCACCACGCATTTCAATGAAGCGCAGTTTGCCTGGGCGATTGCCCATCTTGCGGGCTGGTATGGCGAGTGCATGCTCAACTTGGAAATGCAGGGCCCCGGGGGCGCGGTGTTCAACGAGTTGATCAACCTGCGCCGGCAGACCGGTGTGATGGCGCCCGGCGATCCGCGCATGGGCGCGTTCGATGCGGTGAGCCGCATTCGCGATTACCTCTGGAAAAAACAGGATTCGATCTACGGCAATTTTGCCTATCAGTGGCAAACGAACCCGAAAGAGAAAATCCGCATGATGTCGACCTTGCGCAGCTACTTCGAGCGCGACATGGTGGAAATCAATTCACCCTTGTGCGTGCAGGAGTTTCGCAACATCCATCGGGTCGGGGATCGCATCGGCGGCGAGGGCCGCGCCAAGGACGATCGGGTGATCGGCCTTGCGATCGGCACGGTGGCGTGGAATGACTGGATCATGCTCGAGATGCAAACCATGAATCGCACCTTTGCGCGCGAGAATCGGCCGGCGGAAGCGGCGAAAATTTTCACACCTTTGGAAAACTCCGTGGTGAACTACCTCAAAAAGAATGGCTTGAAGGTCCGTGGACTCACCGGAAGTTAAATCGGAGGTGTATTTGCGCCGGCGGCTCAGGCAGCTCGCCCAAGAAACCGAGCACTTGCGAGTGCAGTTGCCCAAAGACTCGCCGTATCAGTCGGTTTTGCGCCTCACCGACATTGCGCGCTATATTGGCATCGAATTGAACACGTTGGTCCGCTGCGGGGTGATTGCCGTGCCGCGGCCGATGACCAAAACCGAGCAGTTGGGCCTCTCGAGGTTTTTTCATGGCTGGGATACGGGCGCGTTGGTCAAGGCGAAAGTCCACGACGAATGGCGTATCCTCAACCCACATTCGTGCGACGCGCCATTGGCGCAAATGGCTGCCACGACGGGCCCGGCGCCCCATGCGCGGAGCATTCGGCTCAAGATTGATGTGACGACGTTGGGCCCGAGACTGCGAGGAGTTTAAGCGGGCAGCGGAAGTTACTGCACGGAGACGTCATTGAGCGTAATGAAGGAATGGAACTGCCTAGAGCACGGTGAATTCGTGGGCACGCATCCCATTTGCCCAGGCAACCGCTGCCGCTCAAAATTTGTCACTCAAGAATTTAGAACGCCGGTCGGCATCGGCACCGATTTTCGCAAGCGGTTTGACGCCGGCATGCGCAAGTCCGCCGACATGTACCAAATCGATGATTTCAAGAGCGCCAAAGCCGGTGACACGAGCTTTGCCGGCCGCGCAGCGCCAGGCTCGCCACAAGTTCTATGGGGCGATGAAAGCAAAAAGGCGCTGGGCCACAGCTTTGCGGAACTGACGGCGATCGCGGCCAAGCCGCTGTCGGTGAAAAAGCGCGACGGGGAAGTGCTCACGTTGACGCGCAACAACGCCATGCGCGAGGCCGCGACCAGCATCGGAATCACGCAGCGGCGCTTGCCCAAGGCACATGAAGTGACGGCGGCGAAAGCGGAGAAGGGTAGCAAAGAGCGGGCACAAGCGGTCGCGCAGTAGTGCAGCTGCCTAAAGACATTGTTGATCGAGCGACGCTGGTCAACGAGCTCGTGCGGCAGTGCACGGCTTCACGGCGCGACCGGTTCACCTTCTATCAAATCCTGCGTAACTATTACTTGTTCGGCAGTCAGGATGCGCGCGGCGCACCGTACAATAAGATCGGCAGCACGGTCGACACGCTCTCGAGTTTCATTTATTCGCCGGATGCGATGCGTTTTTCGCTGCACATCGGTACCGAAGCGCCGATCGACGACATTGCCAAATCCGTGCCGCTCGCCAAAGAAGTCACCGAGCAGTGGCGCGCATCCAAGACGCACACGCTGTTTGGGCTTGGCGTGCGTTGGAGCCAGGTGTTCGGCACGATGCTGGTCAAAACCCGCTGGGTGCAAAACCGGGTGCGCACGAATCTCGTGGAGCCGCATCAGTTCGGAGTGCTGCGCGAGGATGTGATGGAGCTCGCGGATCAAGAGGCGTTCACGCACCACTACACGATCACCAAAACCCAGTTGGAAGCCAACCTCATCGGCAATCCGCGGCGCGCGGACATCCTGCGTCGGGTCGGGCGCTCCTCCACGGATCAGCTGCCGCAATTATCCACGGGGCTGTCGCGTCTGATCATCGGCTCACCGGTCGGCGGAGTGCCGGGATCCGTGGCGATCCCGGGACAAATGTCCGGTGTCGATGGCGGCACCGGAGGCGCAGGGCGCGGCCCGCAGTACGACTATTCGCCGCAGATCGACGTCGACTTGATCGACATGTGCGACTTGTACGTGTGGGTCGATGACATGGACGACTATCAGGTGTTCACCCGCGCCGCGCCCGATGTGGTGATTTATGACCGGCCCAGCAATTGGATGGGTCACGTGCAAGGCATCGCGCCGTTCTCGGTGATCAGGCCAGCGTTCAACCTCTACGATTATTTTTGGGGCGACTCCTTCGTCGCGCAGCTGACGTGGCTGCAAGACTGGCGCACCGAGCGCACGGCGCAGGTGCGCATGATCTTGAACAAGCAGGCGGATCCGCCTACCTCGGTCACCGGCGGCACGGGGATCAGCGAGGAGAAAATGGCGGCGCTGCGCGCGGCGGGCGGCATGGTGAATTTCCCGACGCCGAACGCCAAGGTGCAGCAACACGCGCCGACCATGCCGTCAGATATTTTTGCTGAAATGAGCCAGATCGATGCGATGTTCGACGATCGCGCGGGCCTCGGGCATGTACTGCAAGGCAAGGGTGAGCCCGGGGTACGCAGCCGCGGCCAGGCTGATTTGATGGCCCGGCTCGGGAGCTCGCGACCCAAGGAACGCGCTATCAGTGTCGAGGAGTCGGCGGAGGAAATTGCCGGGCAAATGTTACGCTTGACTCAAGATCACTCCGAGCAGCGTTTTCAGTGCCAGGTGCACGCCGGTGGCGCGGCCACCGAATTGACATTCACGGCTGAACAGTTTACACGGGACTACGAGGTGAAGGTCGATGCACACTCCTCGAGCCCCATTTTTGTCGAGGATCGAAAGCACGATGCGATCACTTTGCTCGAAGCCCACGCGATCGATCGCGAGACGCTTCTCGATATGTTCGATCCGCCCAACTTGCAGGACATGAAAGAGCGGTTGAAAAAGCTCGAGGCGCAGGAACTCGAGGCGAAGAAAATGGAAATGCAGATGCAGGCCCAAGGTGGTCACGCAAAACCGGCAGCGCACAAGGGTAAACACCAATGATGCAGGAACGAATGATCGATCGGGCCAAGAAAGGCGAAGGTAAGCACCAGCCTGGCCACGCCTACAAGCGCGATTTCAACCACTCACCTCGCGGCAAGTTCAAGATTCGCATGGCGCGCCCCCACGGCTCGCGTTCCAAATCTGCGCGCAGTTAGCGTAGACTCGATTTGACCGGGGTATGGCTGCTCCCCATTAAAAAAGTGGCCGCCTTGGCAAAAGGAGACTCGCATGGCTCGTCATCGTCGTCGTCATAAGCGGTAATTTTGTGGTCCTTGAAATTGGCCACAACAATCGCGGGTACAAAAAGCCCCGCAGTGGTAAACGCACGCCACGGCGAGTTTGAACCGTGGCTGTGTCACCCGAGTTGATGCAGCAGATGATGGGCGGAGCCGGAGGCGGCCCGCCCGGCGGTGGTGCGCAGCCGCCATCCGCCATGCCAGGACCGGGGGGTCCAGCAGCCGCGAGCGCCCAGCAGCCCGGCCAAAAACCTCCGGGTCAAGCGCCGGCAGCGGCGCCTATGTCGACACCCCAGGATAAGCGCGGAGTCAAAGCCGCAGCGCAAACCAACATTCACATCGCCGTGAACATGCTCGAGGAGGCGCTGCCCGCGTTCGGCTCAGAGTCGCCGGAAGGTGACAAAATCCTCAAAGCGCTTAAGATGCTCGGCAGCATGGTAGCCAAGAAGGATTCCTCCGACTTGGTGCCGGCCGAAATTTTGCAAATGGTGCGGCGCATGCCGCAGATGGGCGGCGGCACCTCGGCACAGCAAGCGATCATGAAACAGCTTTCCCAAGCGAAGCAGCAACCGGCGCCAGGCGCCTAAAGGGTTTTCTATGCCGGCACGTTATTTGGAACCTTCGACCTCCGGGCTGCGCAAGCCGACCGATCCCGAAAAGGACAACGGTCAAATCATCAATCCCCCGCGCTATGCGGAGCATGGCGGCCTCGATAAGCCGTCGCGCATCGCGCAGAAAAACCCGCTGACCATCTCGAAACCGCACGGCGGCCGGGGTTAAGTCATGGCGGGCAAAACTCTGGAGGATTGCACCGTCGATGAGCTCTTGGCCAAGGCCAAGCAGATGGAGCCCGCCGCGGAGCTGGTCGGCCTGATGGCCCGAAACCCGGAACTGCGCGAACAGTGGCAGGCACTCGTCAAAAAGGCCAACCCGAATCTCTCGATCCCCGAATTCGACGCCAAGACGGCGCTGCGCGGGGAAATAAAGACAGAACGCGAGGCGCGCGAGGCGCTCGAGCGCAAGCTGATGGAGCGCGAGGCGCGCGACAACGTGAAAGAGCGCCGCGCATCGATCAAGGCGAAGTTTAAACTGACCGATGCAGACGTCGAAAAAGTCGAAGCGCTGATTCTCGAGCACAAGGATGAGAATTGGTCACACGACACCGCGGCGACCGTTTATGCCGCGAGCCGCGAAAGCGCGACGCCGACCCCGGTGCACTTCAATCCGCCGACTTTCGAGCTCCCTGAAAAAGACATTTGGGGCAAGGGCATCGGCAACAAGGCCGCACTCGACAAGATTGCGATGAACGAAGCGTTTAGCGCTTGGAACGAGATTTCCTCAGGTAAAGTGGCGGGGCTCGGCGCAGGGCGAGCTTAGTTTTTCACCGTTTCGGGCGTGTTTGACCGGCGCGCACCCGAGACTTTTTAGGAGTTTGCTATGCCGGTCTTGGGTACAGGTATCGTCCCGTCAGGTGGCGTCAACAGTTTAGGCGCCGAACTCCAATATGTGGTGCGCCGCGCGTTCGTCAAAAAGCTCGTGGTGCAGCTCTACAACACCTCGCCGCTGGCCGCAGCGCTGATTGCGAACTCGCAGCCCGCCTCCGGCGGTGTGTCGAGTGTCACGATTCCGGCACAAGGCTCGCAATTCGTCAATTTGCAATGGGTCGGGTACGACGGCTCATTCAACCAGCCGGCAGTGCAGCCGGCAGTGACCAACCTCGAGTTCAACTTGAAGGGCGCAGTAATCCCGATTCCGTACTTGGGGTTTGAAGGATTGATCCAAGACGCGCACGAGATCATTCCGTTGTTGGCGGCGCGCATGAACGATGCGGGAAACGTCTACTGCGATGGTGTCGCCACTGCCCTTTTGAACAATGTGTCGAATACGGCACAGATCATCGGCCTGCCGGCGGCAGTCGATGACGGCACGAACTCGGTGTTGTACGGCAACCAGTCGCGCACCACCAACCCCTGGTTGAAAGCGAAGCGCTACGCCGCGGGTGGTGTGAACCCGACTCGCGCGCTGGTCGCGCAATACATCACGGGCACGTTCAAGTACGGCGGCGAGCTCCCGACCTTCGGCATCATGGGTCCGGCCACGTGGCAAACGTTGCAAAACGATTACCTGGCGAACGAATCCTATGTGGTCACGCCAGAGAAGGGCTTTGACGATGAGCCCTGGGGTGCGCGTTCGGCTTTCCGTGCGTGCATGGTGTCGGGAATCCCTATTTACATGGATCCCTACGTGCCCGAGGGCACGATGTACCTCTTGAACACCGGGTACCTCGCCTTCTACATCCACGAGCGCGCGGCGTTTGCGTTCACCGGATTCGAGAGCACACTGTCGAACTATCAGATTGGCTATATCGGCGCGGTACTCTCGCTGCTCGAGCTGGTCTTGGCGAAGCCGAAAGTTTGCACGGTCGTCACCGGCTTCACATTCGTCGCGATTTAGGAGCGTCACATGGGGTTCATGGATATCTCAGGCCAAGGCAACAATTATCAGATGCTCCCGGTTGGCATGGGCGCCGGCGAGTCTTTCATTTTGCCAGCCGGCCAAGGGGTAATCGGCGGGTTTGGCGGAATATCCTCGCCGCAGCTCGGCACCAACAATCAGCTCTCGGGGCAATATTTTTTGCAGCTGGGGCAATATTCCGTACTGCAAATGTACGACGTGGGCTTGAACTACTGGCAAAACGTCAACGTGGGGCCCATGCAGCTGGTCACCATCTCGGCGGACGGGGCTAATTTCCGCATTGCGAACTCCACCGGCTGCCCGATCGGCGCACTGATCACGGGCGCCGGCTCCGCCGGCACCAACGGCTTTTACGGCTATTCCTCATTCGGTGCCGGCCAAGGCGGCGCGGTTGTCATTCAAAACGGCATCACCTCTATCGGCAACGCGGTGTTCACCATCACTCCGTCGGCCGGCGGCTCGCTGTGGAATGCGATTGTGGGCGGCGCGGTGAGCACCACCATGTCGTTCTCCGGTGCCGCGGTCTATAACGGCAACTACGGAATAACCGGCACCTTTGGCGCGACCGCGGGTGGCGCGATCCCCTCTGCCGGTGCGAGCTACACCAAGCCGCCGCTGATCGTTTTCTCGCCGCCGCCGAATCAAGGCGCGCAGCCGTACCTTTTGCCGACTGCCATTTGCGCGATTTCGGCCGGCGCCATTTCCTCGATCACCGTGCTCAATCAGGGCGCGGGGCTCTTGGGGCTGCCGGGCGTCGTAGTGATTCCGCAACCCGGCGACACCACCGGTGGCGGCGCAGTGATTGGCTGGCTCGCGGCGAACAATGCGCAAGTCGGCTCGGGCACGGTGCTGCTGATGTGGCCGTATTACTTTGGCACGCCGCTCACCGCGGTACCGACGTTTACCTACGGCGGCTCGAGCAATCCGGCACCGACCGCCACGGCGATCATGAATTTCACGATCACTGGCGTCGCGGGTACGCCAGGCGCGGGCTATGGCACCACGCCGGGCGGAGTCATCAACGGTGGCATCGTCGCGGGTGCGGCTGCCAACACGAATCCGATGTACGACAAACAGCTGTCGATCCCGGTGTATCCACCGTTGACCATCACCACGGCGACCGGCGTGCCGGCGCTGTCGGGTCCGTTCCAAGGGGTGAACTTTCAAGCGATTCCGACGTACACCGCGATCCCGAACGGCACGGCCGCGCCCGGCACCGCGAACGCCTCAACCTTCACGGTCGGCGGCGCGCAAGACTACTGCCGCTTGCAGACGTTCTAGTCCAATGCCCCGGAGCTGCATCCGGGGTCGCTTTTTGCCAAGAGAATTTTGGCCGTCGGGCCGCGCGTTTCTCAAACCACACCACCCGGAGTTGACCTATGGATGGTATTTTCGTCACGAACACCAACGATTTTATCCACACTGACCGTTACGACGGCGAGGATTTTGTTTTCCCGCCGGGGAAGAAGGTCTACCTGTCCAAAGCCGCGGCGTCGCACTGCTTTGGTTGGAATATGCCGGACAAAACCGAAGTGCTGGTGCGCTTGGGCTGGGCCACGCGCTACGATTCTGTGAAAAAGGAATTCACTGACGACCCCGAAGGGATCAGCAAGCTCGCCGGCTTCGAGTTCGATGAAGCCGTCATGGTGTCGCGTTCCTCGATTTTGGATCAGGCGGCCGTGGATACCACTGAAATAGCTTAAAGTCGTGACCACGCTTGGACCCTCCACCACACCCGGCACGTATGAGTTTCAGGTACTTGACCAGCTCCACGATCCGACGGCCCTGCGATGGTCCTTGCCGCAAGTCGACGGCTACATCAATGAAGCTCGCAAGCAGACCGTTATGGACACGGGCTGCTTGCGCAACCTCCAACAGACGTTTTGTTCCCAAGGGGTGGAGCAGTACACGTTTGGCCAAGTGGCGGGCGGAATCATTCTTACGGCAGGCTCGGGCTACTCGGGTCCGTCGGTTGCTTTCAGTGGCGGCGGAGGCTCGGGCGTAGCAGCAACGCTTTCGCAAAGTGGTGGTGCGGTCAACGCTATTGCTTTCACGAACAACGGGTCCAGTTATGTCACTGCTCCCGTCGCCACTGTCTCGGATTCTGGCGCCGGCGCGGGCGCCACGGTGCAAGTCGGGGTCATCAATGTCCTGACTTACGATATTTTGTCGATCAATTTGCTGTGGGGCACCGAGCGCTACACCTTGCAGTGGTACCCGTGGCGTCAGTTCTCCGCGTGGTTTCGCCCGTTCACCGCAGCGTCTTACCAGCGCCAGCCGGTTGCCTGGGCGGTCTACGGCGACAACCAGTTTTTCATTGGACCCACGCCGGATCAGACCTACGCGATTGAAATCGATTCGGTGATTTTGCCCACGCCATTCGTCACCGGCGATACCACGACCAACGATGCGATTCCGGTGATGAGCCAAGATCCGGTCAAGTTCTATGCGGCGTACCTCGCCAAGTCGAACGCGCAAAACTACGGTGAGGCGGAAAAGAAACTGGGCGAGTACCAGCGTCGCGTGCGTGAAGTCGTTGCCGCCTACACCGGGCGCCTGCCCGATGTGTATGGAGCTTAAGTGGCGGCGCGTGGTGCATCCAATGTAGGAGGGCAAAACCCCGAGTTCATTTGGCGTGAGTTCGCGGGTTTGAATGTCTTGGATGGCCGCGAGGCTATCAACGACAACGAGTTCGCCTGGTGCGAGAACGCCATTCCGATTGCGAGTGCCAAGCTCTTGCCGGTGAATGGCCCTTCCTCCGCACTTGCGACAGTGAGCACCGAGACGGGTTCACCCTCCTACGTTAAAAATTTCAATGTCGCGGGCACCGACTACTGCTTTGCGGTGTGGGCCGCGACCGGCAACGGTTACGTGGTCAATCTCTCGACGTTCGCCATCACGGCCATGATCACGGGCCTCACGTCCGGCAAGACTTCCGCGACTCAGTACAGCAATCAAGGCTTGCTGATCATCGACCCCACGGGGTACTGGGATTGGAGCGTCACGACGCCGAACACGTTGACCCCGCAAAATGGCTCGCTCGCTTTTGCGACGTTGCAGCCCGGACCACTCACGCTCGCAATGGGCACATCGTTGCAACAGCACTACGTGCCGGCGTCGGGCACCGGCGGCTCGTATCAAACCGATTACGAAGTGACCAACGTCACGATCAACGCCGCCGGCACGGGCTACGCTGTGGGCGACACGATCAACCTGACCGACGGCAATCCCATTACTTCGGCGCAGATTGTGGTGGCCTCGGTCGGCGTCGCCGGCGCCATCACGGGCATTACGCTCACTGCCGGCGGCGAGTACCCGGGCCCGACCAGCGGTACTTTTGTGCAAGTGGGCCCCACCGGCAATGTCACGTCGACCACCGGGGCGGGCACCGGCGCGACCTTCACGGGGCACATGGTCGCCTACCAAGCGACAATTTTGACGCGTGGCACGGGCTATCCGGCATTGTCGATCGGCCTCGATCGCTATCAAGTCGGCGCGCTCTTTTTTACCGTGGCGGCAGTGAACGTCACCTCGAGCGGGGTGATCGGTGGCACGGCGATCGCGGTGTACGCCGGGCGCGTGTGGATCGCGTTCGGCCGCACGGTCTATTTCACCGATATCAATTCGTACAATTCCTTTGGCGGTGTGGGCGGCTCGTTTTTTATTCCCGAATCGTACTTGCACAACAACGTCACGGCGCTGTTTGCGGCCAACAATTACCTGTATATTTTTGGGGATACCTCGATTGATGCACTCTCGAATGTGACGGTGGCGGCCGGCATCACTTCGTTTTCGCGCATCAACGTCACAGCGTCGGTGGGCACCTCCACGCCGACCTCGGTGTTTGCGTATTATCGCGCGATTTGTTTTTACCATGCTTCGGGGTTCTACCTTCTGGCGGGTGCGACACCGGAAAAGATATCGGACAAGATATCGGGGCTCATTCAAAACCTCGCCGTCGCATCCCAAGGTACGGACATTCCGGCCGCCTACGGCTGCGAGGTCCAGGTGGCGGGCGAGCTCTGCGCCACGTTTTTATTCAACCTCAACGATGTGTTCACGCAAGGGGGTGCCTCGCGCACCATCTTTGCGCTATTTTTCCGCAATCGCTGGTGGACCGCGACCTTAGGCAGTGCCAGCAATCTGTATTTTTTGACGCAAGCGATGATTTCGGTGCCGGTGCTGGTCGGTGTCGCAACGATTTACGCCTGGGCGACGAATTCACTGTACCGTGCGTTCAATCCCGCATCGGCGCTCGCGTCCTGGTTGATCAAGTCCAAGCTGTGGGACGCCGGCGCCCCGACCCATGACAAGCAATCGATCAACGCCGCGATCGCGGGCACGTGGTCCGGCACCAATGTCGGCGTCACCTTGAACGTAGACACGGAAATCAACACCGAACCCGCTGTCATTTCGCCACTGACTAGTGTCACCGCGGGCTATCACTTCAACGCTTCGGCGGCAAACAATGGCGGCACGCAATACTTGGGGCTCACGGCCACCGGCTCGACCGACATGACGCAAATCAACATGCTCGCGCTCCGTGGCAAATCGGGCGATCGGGACAAGCTGCAATGAACATCGATTTGGCCGCGAGCACGGGGTTCAATGATCGCCAGGGCTTGCAAAATTTTCTGCTCACGCACCGCTTTGTACACCTCGAGACGGCAAATGCGCTCACGGCCAAGTTTGGTGTGCCGGTGTCGACTTTCGGGATCGATTCGCAGATTGCGGAGGAGGCGTGGCTCGAGCTCATGAAAAAGGCCAAGCCGGGCTCGCCGGTACCGATCGCATTGCAAGACTGGCTCAATGTGCATGCCGATATGCACAATCAAAGCTATACTCTGCTCGGCTCCACCCCGACGACGGCGCCCGACTTGTCGATTGCGGACTTCTCCTCCGCGGGTCAGTTTTACGATTGGATGTACGTGCACCAGCAAATGCACGACTTCGAGTATCAGCAGTTGGGGCTCACATGAATGCACAAGTTCGGCCGCAAGTGACGATTGCGCGTGAGCGCTACTCCGAAGCGCTGTGCGCCGAGCTCCTGCCACTCTTGCAAGACAACTGGGTGCGCACGGAAAGCTACATCGGTGAATTGGCCATAGATCCTAATTTTGAGAAGTATCAAAAGCTCGATGCGATGGATTTGGTGACGTGCGTCACCGCGCGCTTAGGTGGGCGCCTGGTCGGCTATGCCATCTACTTCACGAGCTACAGTCTGCACCACAAGACGGTCAAAACCGGGCACGGTGACATGATCTATGTCAAGGATGAGCCGGGTTTTGGGCAGATTGTTTTTGACCTACTGAAAGAGTGCGAGCGATTGCTTCGCGCGCAAGGTGTGGTCTATATGGGGTGGTTCGTGCACCGCGAAAGCCGCATCCACGCAATTTTGAAGTCTCGCGGCTACGTGGACGATGAAATCGTCATGGAGAAAAAGCTGTGATGCCACGCCTGTATTTCCTCGAATGTCCGGTCACCGATGTTATCGGCACCTTGGCGGAGGTTTTGGGCGATGCGGGCACGGTGGCGGAGGTGGGCGACGCGGCAGCGGAGGTGGGCGGCGCGGCAGCGGCGGGTGTCGGTGCGGCGGATGCGGCCGGTGCTTTTGGCGGCGCGGATGCTACGAGCGCCGGCCTAGATACGGGCGCCGCGGGGGCTGACACCGGCGGGGTGGCGGCACCCTCGGCAACCTCCGGTTTGGGCTCGCCGGTTGACCCCAATGCGGCGGGCACGGCGGGTGGCGCAGGGGCGGCCACTGCCACACTTCCCGAACAGACCGTCACCGCGGCCTCTACAGCGCCCGGGAGTGTGGCTGCGGGCGGCTCCGCGACCGGCGGCCTGATCGATAGTCTGGCGCCGGTGGCGGGCGCGGGGCTCTTGGCCGGCGGCGCGGCGGGTGGCGGGGGTGCCGGGGTGGCGACGCCGACCAGCGGGGCGCTGACGGCGAACAACACGCCGGCGGGCATCACTGACACCGGTCAGACCTTGGACAGCGGTCAATTCTTATCCGCAAACGACGCCGGGCCGTCGCTACAGAGCTTGAGCCCCGATGTGGCGCAGTCCTTGGGGCTCTCCTCGCCGGACGCCTCCACCGGCGGATTCACCGATTTCGACGCCTCGAATGCTGCGGTGGATCCGGCCTCGACCGGCATCGACCCCAATGCTCCGGCCGCGGGCGCGGGTTCCAATGGTTTTGGCAGTGAGCTCGAGAACTTCTTCAAGAATCCCAAAAACGACGCCACGGCCGGCTTGCTTGGCATTTCGTTGATGAACGCGCTCAAGAAACCAAAATTGCCGAGCCAGGATCAGACGGCCTCCGCCGCGGCGACGGCCGGCGTGCAGGGCGCAACCTCGGTGATTCAGTCGGGCGGCACGGCGACACCGGAGTGGGCGAGTCAAAAGTCCTCGATCGATGCGACCATTGATCAGCAAATCAAACAGCAGTCCGAGGCCATTCAGCAAGCCGCGGCGAATAACGGTGAGGGCAATCAGAATTCGGGCATCGTGCAACAGCAGATTGCGCAGATGACCCAAAACGCCAATGTGCAGCGTCAGCAGCTCTATGCCCAAGCACAGCAGCAAAACGTACAGGCTGCGCTCTCCGAGCTCTCGGGCGGTGATGCGACACTCACGGCGATCGGCAACACGCAATTGCAGCAAGAGGAGCAAGCCCAGGCGCTCGCGGCGCAGACCGCAGAGATGGCGCTGCTCTTGCAGTCGGGCGGCAGCGTCAAGATTCCGGGCACGAGCCC